GGCCACTTGCCGTTCTCACCTGCACCAAAAATCGACGTGGCGGGAAGGGTAAGCTGATATACGTCACCTGCGACATCGTTCTCCAAGACTACCGCCAAACGCTGCTGGAAGCGGCAAGCACGGCTTTCGTTCTGGCCCGAACCCTTGATATTCTGTGGGCAGTCCGCGCACTTCTTGGATTGCGGGTTCTTTGCCTTAGCATCAGGAAAGTCTCCGTCTGCTGACCAGCAATCGGGTGGGGTTACAACACCTTTCTTGTAAGTACCTGCGTAGTAAATGCGAGATACCTTTGGGGCTGCGGCAACGATAACAACATTCATTGACCGTTCTTCATTCTGGGCAACTTCTTTACCGTTGACCATCATGCGCCATACACCGCCTTCTATGGAGATACGCTTGCTATCACCACCGCCGCCGCCCATCAGGGCTTTGGTTGTTTCATCAAGTTCCACAGTTTTGAGGTGTGCGGGCAGACCTTTGTTGAGCAGGGTAAGTTCGCTCATTGTACTTTCTCCTTATTTACGACGGACAACAACCGAATAGCGGCTGTCAACATTGAGACCCGGCGGATGCAGGTCTGGGTTTTCTTCAAGGAACGTGGACATGTTGGTTTGTGATACACGCTTCTCCAACAACTCCATTGCTTCATGTTCCTTCAAGAATGCATAGAACGAATGCCAATCATTCGTCCAGTAACGCTTCTTCACAGTGCGGCTAAGCGTGCCGTAAGGTGTGCGTATGCTGTCAGCACCAATGGCTTTACATGCTTCCAGCAGTTGCGCTTCAATTATATCCAGCGACTCTTTGAGGTCACCGTCTTGCTTCTCAAACTCGTCCGACAGTTCTTTACGGGCATCGCGTATCTTCACGTATGCCTTTACCAACTTATCAGTCGGTATAGATTTAGTTTCTTCACTCATCGCTTTCTCCAAGGGTTTGTACTAGCTTATTCCCCTTACGGGGTTTTGGCTTTTTCTGCGGTAGCCAATTCCGCATGTTCTCCGAGTGGGTAACCACCCGAAGGTTGTTTAGGCGGTTGTTGCTTTTGTCCCCATCAATATGATCCAGAGTGCGGGGCATTTTTCCATGTGGGTGGTGCATGCGCCAAATAATCCGGTGCGCTTTGTAAAACTTCCCCTTTATCCCTATGGTTATGTACCCCTGCGAATCTATGTATCCAGCAACGTCTCCAGCTTTCATACGGCCTTTTGCTGCGTCATGCCTCCAATATAAAGCGCCACCTTTGTATATAAACAATTCGCACAACACAGACGCTGGTGGAATAGGTATTCGGCTTTTCATGTACCCCCCAGTGTTGATCCCAAGGTTTGACAATATACCTACTGTACGTGATTGTCAAACATTTTTATTCATCTTCCAGCAAATTTTTATATAGGTCGATCATTCTGGAATGAATATCAATCTTTGCCTCCAACATGGCATACATACGTTTCTCTACAGGTGAGCCTTGCAGGTGAATTACAGTGACAGGATTGCGTTGCCCTGCGCGGTGCGGACGGGCGTTACATTGCAGGTAAGTCTCCACAGACATGACGGGGGACCAGTACACCACAACGTTTGCAGCCGTTAAGGTTACACCATGTGACGCTGCTTGCGGCTGAATAATTAGCACCCGTGGGTCAGGTTCTGTTTGGAATTTATTAAATATTTCGGTACGTTTGTTTACAGAAACTTCTCCACTGATAATCTCAGCGGTGTAGCCCGATTTTTTTAACTCTTCGCTAATTATCTGGATGCTATGTTTATACGGCACGAACACAATGACCTTGTGGCTTGCTTCATCAATAACTTCTTTGAGTGCGGCCATCCGGTTCGATGAGTCAAAGGCAACGGTCTCCCCAGTATCTGAATATACTGCACCGCACGATAGCTGGAGGAGCTTGTTCAGGCTGGCGGCTGCATTGACTGTAGTGATCTCTTCCCCGGCGGCAACGGCTACCATGTGCTTGCGTAGGTGCTCGTAATACTTCAACTGCTGCGGGGTCAGCGGGATGTCTCGGGTTGCGTACGTAATCTCAGGGAGATCAAGGCACTCTTCCTTGGTAAACCGGATCGCCGGTTGCAGCACGTTGTGCACGATGGACTCTGACTGCGGGCGCGGGACGTACTTAAACTGGGTGATCTTCTGCATCACCATGTCGCGGAAAGACCCAAAGAACTTAGGCACCCCGGTCGGGTTCACGATCTTGGCCAGCCCGTACGCATCAGTCGGTGCTTGGGACGCAGGAGTACCGGTCAACATCCACACCCATGTGCTTGGTTTGATGATCGAGTTCAATACTTTCCAGCGTTTTGTGGAAACTGTTTTATATGCGTTAGCTTCGTCCACGACGATCAGGTCAAACTCTTCCTTGGCCACGGCTTCCTTGATGATGTCCAGCCCGTCAAAATTGCAGATGACGAACTCTGCATCGGACTGCACAGCTTTAATACGCTTCTCGCGGGAGTGGCTATGGGCCAGTGCCACAGTGCGGTGCATCGAAAATTTAAACAGGTCGTTCTGCCATGCTGACTGCATGATGGACAGGGGGCACAGGATCAGCACCCGCTTGATGATACCCAACGACATGAGGTAGTCCGCTGCCCAGATGACGCTGCCGGTCTTGCCGGTGCCTTGCTCGTTGAAACAGAACGCACGACGGTGCAGTGTCAGAAACGCTGCGGTGTCTTTCTGGTGGGCGAACGGTCGATGCAGTCCGGGCCACTTGTATCGTGACATGATGGGTGACGGCACATTCTTGATACGCAGGTTCTTCAACACCTGCGCTTCTTCCAGCCCCCACTTCACCAACACTTCGCCGGTTTCCAATATCTTGCTTTTTGGGATGATCTCTGTAATGCGCTCCGGGTGCTTGGTACGCACCAGCAATGCTTTGTCTTCAATGATCTGCACTGATTATTCCTTTCCCATCGTATGCTCTGCCAAGGGTACGTCCTGCAATTTCATGCAGTAATCTGTCTCGGTTATCCGAACTCTCTGTAAAAAATTTACTATCTTGAAAAACCACAATCCCTGACCATAGCTGCATGTGATTATCCCAACACACATCAATTGCTGTTCCTTGTATCGCTAGTAATGCAACAAGCTCATCCTCTGTCATGCACTTCTCCAAGGGATAACAGACCAAAGTGACATTTTCACTTTAGCCATACGTTACGTTTTGCACCGACAAGTTTGAAGACTGCGTTTCCCCGTCTTGCTACCACCGAGGGATCTAGAACTCGTGGCTTTCCGCTTCTGGGTTAGTCCGCTTTACGTTTTCGCGTCCGGCAGTCTTCAAACTTATTGGCCCCCGTCTCTCCGGGGTGTCATGTTGCTTAGTTACAGTAGGTGTTGCAGTTCCCGGCGCTGTCGCAACAGGTGGTGCAGTATACGAACCGCCCGTTGTATTGATAGCTGTACGAAGAACATCCAGCGTACGCAAGCCCTGCGGACATAAGTGCCCAGACCACAATTAAGTATTTCATAGTTTCTCCAAGAGTTTAGTTCCCCGTCTTTCCGGGGTGTCATCTACTTGCTGAGTCTGTGCCTTACTGGTTATCGCCACAATTCCCGTAAACGGGTCAGAGGCATCACAGCATCTGCTTTCAAACTGGTGGGGGGAGTATTTCCAGCGAAGAGTGAACTGACCAAGGCTCTTTCATCGCCTTCCACTATCCCCCCGTAGTCTTACTTCTTTCTCTCGCGCTTGCTTGTCTCCGATACCAAAGCACCGGATGAACTGCGTTTGAAAGATCTGTTCTTTGCTGCACTCTGAATGCGAGTGCCGTCTTTATTTGTACCGCCTTTGGACAACGCCTTTACGTGCGCAATATCTTTGCCTTCACGCTTATCAGCTTTACCGTTGCCGTTCTTATCTGCACCGGTTTTATCTACCGCACGGCGGGCGCGTTGGCGCTCCATCCGATCAGGGTGTTCGCCACGTTTCTTTTGTAGTTCGTATTCGTGCCCATATGGGCGGGGTGATTTTGTATACGGCATATCAATGTGCCTTTCCGTTATGTATACAGTCAGTCACGGGGCAAAAGTTTTTGCAGGTGAAGTTTGGCTTTGG